ATGCCTTGTTTGTGCCTTTTTATATGCAACTTTAAGACATCATTTATTATTGGATCATTTGTAGGTTTTATCATTTTGTGTTATAAGAAAGTATGGGAGTTAGAAAGCCATTAGCCTGTAATCCACCATGACTATTCATCTTTTTTATTATTAAAATTAATTACATACCAAGTTATTAATGCAGCTATTAAGATTGCACCTATACCCATAAAAAAAGCTATAATTCCATATTCAACTGTCATCTTTAATTTTCATTAAGGGCTTTCTTGTATATTCTTTTATACCAATATGCTTTAATGTACTTGTAAGATCACACCATATTTCACCACCACATTGTTTCCACAAAGCACAAAAAAAATAATCTTCACTTAAATATCTTTGTGTATTTTCTTTATCTTCTAAAACACCTTTGCCTTGAATCCCACAATCAAAAAAAGCATATTCTTTATTACCTAATACTTGCATTGTTTCTCTTTTATTATCTATATTTGCTCTAACATCTGTTTTGTATTCTATTTCTGGATATTTTTTTATAATATCTTCAAATACTTTTCTTTCTATACACATAAAACCAGTACCAGCATAATTTACTTTTTTAAAACCTTTATCATTATCTTTAAGATCATATTTTCCTAACGGAAAATTCATACACCAACCAAAACTTGCATCACCTTTTTCTATAGGTGCTTCATGTTTGATAGGATAAGAAGCACATGTTAATGGTTGCTCATATAATAATACTCTAATAAATTGTTGTGGATTAAATATAATATCTGCATCTATAAAAAATAAGTGAGTATATTCTTTCTGTTTTAAAAATTCTGCAACTAATTTATTTCTTGCTCTTGTTATTAAGCTATCTCTTAACCACATCATACCACAACCAATCTTTGCTTGATTTAAAGTATCTCTTACAGAAATAATTGATGATATGGTTTGTAAATGTATTTTCTGATCAAAAGATGGAATACAAATTAAAACATTTTTATTCATTCTGTATGTATTAGAAATCTTACTATTGTTGTATATGGGTTTGGTTCATATTTTGCACAACTGTTAAGCATAAGTAGTAAAACTAGGCAGGTGAGTTTGGTGGTTTGGTGGTAAAACTCACCCACCAGCTTTCTGTCTATCATCTTTTAAACCAAGATGGAAGACCTAAATGTATTCTTTTATCAAAAATATTTTCTTTAGAACCTTTTGTATTTTTATTATTATAATGTAAAAATACTTGACCACATTCTTTTCCTTTAAATTTTTTTCTCCAATGTTCTAATTCACAACCTCTATATACAAGCATATCTCCATACTTTAAAGATACTTTTATACCTTTTTGATTGGTTTTTCCTGATGGTTCTAAATATATATCCCAATTATCTCCACCAAGATTCATTGTTGTTGATATTTCACAGCTAAATCTATCTTTATGTCTTTTTAGTTCATCACCTTTTTTATATATTCTTGCATAAGTGTATGCTGGATATAATTTTAATTTTGTAGTTTTTTCCATTACTGGTTGGCATTTTAACAATAATGTTTCCATTACAATATCTGAATAACAAGAATAAGTATTTGGAATTTGTTCATTTTCATTTTCATAAAATCCTAACATATTTTCAAATGGTGAAATATATCTATGTTTGATACAAGTATCATAGACTTGTTTTTTCATTAAAAAATAATTGTAAATAAATGTTGCCATATCTTTTGATATAGCTTCTCTTATTACTGCATATTTATTTTTTTCAAAACTCATAAAAAATCAAATGATACAATTCTTTTTTTAAAATTAATAGTGTTTGGTTCTGTATAATGATAAATAAATTGTGGAATGATCATAATATCACCTTCTACAACTTTTGGTTTATATAATTTTGTAGTATCTTCTTCTGTTTGCCAAGGTTGCATATAAGTCGTAACTGGAGATTTTTTGTGCATATCTAAATATAAAATACCACAATAACCTTTTGATCCATGATTATGTGGTATATGATAATTACCTTTTTTATAAGAAACTGACCAAAGATTATATAGATTTATTTTTTTTCTGTATTTAGTATTAATAAGATTAATTTCATCTCTAAATATTTTTTTAAAATCTTCTATAAAGTTTGCTTTATTTCTATTACTATAAAAATTATCAAAAGCTATCTCTGGATATTGTTTTAAAATTTTTTTTATTTGTTCCTTTTTCTTTTTAAAATTTATAGATTTTATTTTAAAAAATTCAATTTGGAATATCGGTTCTACAAAATACTGTATACTAGACATCTTTTGCCATTTCTTTCGGCACAGCTTGTATATTCCAATGAATAAATCTAAATGGTTCCTTACCATGATCCACTGCAAATTCATGCTCTAAATATCCTGGAAATATAATTAATGTGCCTGGTTTTGGTTGAATATGAAATTGTTCATGACCTGACCAAACACCTTTTAAATTTGGTTTCATTTTTAATTTTGTACATCTTGCACCAGTTTTTGGATCGTGAAATATAGGAAAAGAAGTTTTATCACTACTTTTTAAAAAATAAAAACCTGATACTTGTTGATTCCAATGTATATGTGCAGAATGATGACCACCACCTTTTTTAGCAAACTCTTGTACCCATAACTCACTAAACATAGTTTGATATAATGACATATCATAACCTTGATGATCTAAATATTCCCAAGATTTTTGACCAATATAATTTCTAAAATCTAAAAAATCGTTATCTTTTGTAAGAGGTGTAGAATGATGTGATGTACCAAAATCACCAAACTTTTTTATATAATCTTTATTTCTTTTACGAGCTTCAGCAATATATTTATTACTAGCTTTGTTTAATGATTTTACAAATTCTGGTTTTTCTTCACTCCATATAATAGTTTGAAAATAGTTGTTTATAAACATTATCTAAATGGATAACCCAAGTTCCAAAGAACAAGTGAATATCTTACCCCTGATGTTACTGGTTTAACTCTATGCCATACAAAGCTAGGAAATACAATAATAGAACCTTTTGGTAATATTTCTTTTGCTTTTCTTAAATGTAAATGTTCATCTCTAATATGTGGATCATAATTTCTAAAATCAAATTCTAACTCACCACCTGTATATTCTGATCCATCTGTTAATTGACAAGTTACAGATAATTTTCTTATCTTACCATTATCAAAAGCATTTTTATTTTTTCTTTTATAGGGTTTATCCCAACTATCACAATGCCAATCGTAATATTGATTTAATTTATATTTTGTAAACTGACAAGGTTCTGACCAATTCCAATCAAAATTCCAACCTGCTTTTTTATTTGCTTCATGTACATAAGGGTGTATTTCTTTATAAATCCAAGTATCATCTAACCATACTAAATCTGATTTTCTTTTTCTTTGTAAATTTTTTATATCTTCTTTATTAAGTTTTTTATTACCAAAGCCACCAGTTCTAGCCATTACTTCTTTTTTTGAATTTGCATAATTAATGACTTCATCACAAAATCTAGGTGTAAGTGCCGATTTAAAATACCAATAGTAATTAGATATATTCATAAGTAGTTGTTAAAATAAAATTTAATGAATTTTTTTGGTTATTTATAATGCAATATTTTTGCATAGATGGAAAAATAATAAAACAATTTTCTTTTAATTGTATATCCCATGTTCTATTTTTTCGTCTATTATCATCATAGTAAATTTTTATAAAACAACTTTGAGTAGAAACACCATACAACATTACATAATCAGGACTATTTCTTAAATCTAAAGGATCAGCAAAACATATAGGTAAACTAACTGTTTCTGGCTTATATGAATTACCAATTATTGATTTATTAATTAATTTCAAATCTTGTTCAACTGTTAAATGTTCAACTATATATCTGTTTAATTTATCCCATTCTTTTGTAAAAGTAAAAGGAGAATTGGTAAGTTCTTGTTTTAAAATATTTTCAGTTAAAATATTATTATTAATTTCAAAACCTTTTGGCATTGAAACTTTTCCATAGTGTAAATCTATTTGTGATAATACTTTTTTATTAAAATCCACCATACATAGTTTCTATACTATGCATTATTATCTGTCAAATCCCATGATTGTTCTGCTTCATTCCAAACATAAACCCAATTATGTGTTTCTGCTGTATTCTGTTCTTCTTGTTCAGATGTTAAATCAGGTGCATTACCAACTGGTGAAATCCAACTTGCAGTTGAAGTATCTTTTACCCAAGATGGATAAGGTTTTTTAGGCCAAAAGATATTATTATCTTCGTCCCACTCATAACCTATACCTGCATAATTTCCTCTAAATGCTTTTGAATCATCTCCTGATGAATGTTTATTTTCGTATGTATTATATGAAGTTTGTATCCACATTTGAGCAGGCCAGTTATTATGTCTTTCTAACCACTCTTGACCTTTAGCTTCAATCTCATTACCTTGATCATCTTTCATTTCTTCATTATCCATAGTTAAAACTTGGATAACTTTTCCATTCATTCCTATTTTTGCAAAATGTGCCATAATATTTAACTCCTTATCATATTTTTAATTTTATTCAAAGTATTTTAGTTTTGGAATTTGTACCTAATTACTACAATTCCACTACCTCCTGCTGCACCATCACCACCTTGACCGCCTCCACCACCGCCACCACCTGTGTTAGCTGTTCCAGCAGTCCCATCACTTGTTCCAGGAGCACCTGTTCCTCCACCACCAACACCACCCG